CGCATACCCTGTGATAGTGAAGGTAGTGCGTCAGCGCTCAAGTTCCCATAGGGGGGCGGTGTGACGCGCGCGAAGCGACTGCGACAGCCAGCGACAAAGGCGCATAGGTGTTGAGCTAGTTATGCGCAGATACGACGACAAAGTTTGACAGGTGCGGAATTTGTGATAGTGCTACGGTGTCAGGGTGTCATTGGCGTGAATGTCCATTTGTCCATTGCCTTTTGCTGGCCTGACCAGTTTAGAAATATGCGAATTTTTGTTGACAAACTGACAGCGGTTTTATATAATAGCGCCATAAAGAGAAGGGAATAATCCCTAAATATCAACAAACCTTAAAAGAGGAAAATCAAAAATGAAAACTTTGATAGAACTACAAAAAGACGTAAAAGCAAGCATAGAAAAAGCAATAGAAAGCGTGCGTTACCGTGTGTGGGAATACGCACAATGGCAGGAAATCACTACTGTTTCAGTGGTTCCGACCGCTAAAAAAGATTGTGAAATCAACGGCACGCACCTAACAGTATCAATTGCCAAAGCGAATGGCGATCACTCTTGCGTTGATCCGTCAGCAGTATATGAAGGCTTGCAAAAGCTAGACTTTTTTAAAGGTTGCGCCTTTGTGCGTATTTCTGATGGTTTAGTAATTTACGTTCCACCGTTCCCGACTAGGATTTTTGTACTGTAATTTAGGAAGCGGATCGAATGGTCCGCATATTAGAAACTTTTATAGAAGGAAAACAAAATGAATATTTTTAATTCTGAACAAAGTAAAGCACTAACCAGTGCTTTAAACTCTGATGTGAAAACATCAGAAAAAATATACCGCACGTTAAAAGAAAGCGGGGTATTAATTAAAGAGCTAAACCGAATTTCGCGGTTAGATCAGGAATCACAAGGCGCGGAAATAACCGCGCTGAATAAGGCGATTTTCTTAGAACTTTTTGAAACAGAAAAAACGTCGTTCACCGCCTACAAATTGGGTGGTGTGGTGGATACTGCTAAATTTAAGCAGTATCTGATCCACTTCACGAAAGATTGGTATCAATTAAAAGACATCACACCCGCCAATTTCTTTTCGATGGTGGGCATTGATCCACTAAAAGGGCAATCAAAACACGATCCACGCGCGGTAAAAATCCGCTCAACCGTGAACGAAATTTTCTTAGGGCTAAATCCTAAGAAAGCAATGAAGAAAAGTAATTGCCAGAAATTGCTAGACTTACTGGAAAAAGCGAACGGTATGGAAGTATTAGACGCTGAAATGCCAGCAATTCGCAAAGCAGTAGACGACTTACTCGCAAGTCTTGCCATAATTAAGAACGTGTAATATTACACAGTTAAGATAAAGCCTCAATGGTCAAAAGCCGTTGAGGCTTTTTTGTTTGTCTTCTATATAGTAGTTTCCTTTCTATTTGCACCTTTCCTTTCTGTATTGGTTCGCCTTCTTCCCTTTGTTTCGACGACGCTTCGATACCGGGCAACTAAGCCACGCAGGCGCGACGCGCGCGAGGCGTGATAGTAAAATGCGCTGGGTGACGGTGCGCCTTTGTTGCTTCGTGGTTTTGACGGTGCTGGTATGTAAAATTACACGCTGAACGGGTAAGGTATGTATATTTACACACCTTGACAAACAAGCGCAGACATGCTAGCAAGTGCACTACGCGAGAAACGAGTCCACGTGAGAAAACACGAGAGAACAAAAAATGAGAATATATATAGTAATATCAATAATATATAATAATAATTAATAATATAATATATATAGTATATAAATTTTTATTATTATTTATTTACTGTACAAATTATTTTTCTCGGTTTTTTTATTCTTGTGATTTCGTTTTGTAAATTTTCTTGATCTAAAATCTCGATCCACTGGGTCTAAAAATGCTGTTTTTTAGGTCGGGAAATTCTGCTAATTCAAATGGCTCTCCCGTGACTTTTGAAATGGTAGAATTTTTTTTTGAAAAGATCTATAATAGATCAACGACGCAAAGACGCATAGCGGCAAAGCCCCTCCCCTGATCGCCACTCACACCTGTGCCTCTCTGACGCCATCTCCTAACAGCCCCACCCTCGCAACACACCCTACAAAAAGCTTAGAAACTAAGACACTCGGCTGACACGCCACAAACGCCCTCACTTGCGTGAACAAGAATTAACCAACAGACACCACTGTATATATACAGCTGTATAAAACTACCAATTGTCTAAATTTCATACTATTTTCAGCCACAGTCTCTTTCTCACGTTCACACGAGCGCCAAACTCCTGCACTCACAGCAAATGTTTTATCGGCAATGCTACCAACCCAGTCCCCAACTGGGTTCTTCCGCAACCCACTTCTCACCCTCTATACAGTACCACTGTATACACCAGAGCCTACGACCTGTGTGTTTCGTACATATTTTGTGCAAACCGCTGTTGCTTTCACCAGTACCACCAGCTCACAAATTGACCACTTGTACAGTATTATACAGTATCATTTACAGCACTTTGTACACAATTTGCACAATCCGTGAGAAGTCCGGAAATGAATCGCCCAGAACCTCTCACCGCGGGTAATTTCTGCATGGATTTGCTGACAAAAGTGCGATTTTTGTCAATCCGCGCTGACAAGAAATGAGATTCGCTTTCTCTCGCGACGGGTCGGGCACACAGTACTGGTCATTCGCACAGTGTTTTGACCATGACTACGGGGCAAAGGGGCTTGGCCGTTTAGCCACAAATGCACCTTCACCATCGCCACACCTGTGGCTCTTTCTCACTTAACGCGCACGGCTGACAGCACCACACACTGCAAGTTGTTGATATACAAGGGCACGTGAGACACTGCAAGTTGCTCGTGTACTTATTCGCTGTCTTAACGGTTAAGATCTTAATGGTTAAGATTTGACCAATTGCACTGGTACTAGTACTGACTGCTTACTTTTTGTACTGGTCTGACCAGTGGCTCCGCGTGGTGCTTTTTATTGATCTAAGTTTAGATCTTTTGTATAATAGGCGCATACAAAGAGGGAAGGCTAGACGCGGTTAGTGCGCAAGCTAGGTTTCTTTGTATAGCTTGACTGTTAAGGTTGTCTTAATGGTTGAGGTGCGTGCTTGTGCCTTTGTCCGATGTCAACAATGTGTAATTTTACACATCACCAAGGGACAAAGGGACGAGGGCACCAAGTGTAGTGAGTGGGCGTGAGTGCTCTGTGACCGAGTGGGCGTAGGTGTTCGGGTGGTCGGTATGCTGGTGTGTTCGTTTGCAAGTTTAGATTTGAGGTGTGTAATTTTACACATTGATACTTTTAGAGAAGGACATTAGTTATGGTTATACAAAGAGCGAGAACGGCGGGTGGGATTCCTGCTTCGCATGACTTCTTCGTAGATTGCGGGGAGTTTGGGGAAGTGGTTGTACCACAAATGATGACAATTGAGGAGGCGGTGGCGCTGTATGAGTTGTGGCGCTCGCCGGTGGAGTTACAGATGACCTCGTATTGGTCGCAGGCGGAGCTCGACGATGTGGTCGATGCTCTTGGTATTGACGCACATGACTTGCATATTGCGGGAGGTGTGCAATGAGACTTATCTATGTCAGTGCCAAGGACTTGTCCGAGGAGCTTAGAGACAAAGGGGTGTTGGCTTGCCCCTTCCGTGATGAGATTAGAGGGATGCTGGCGCGGATGTTCGATGCTCGGGCCGTGAGTCCGATGCACATTGTGGGCGTGGCTGCGACGGTGGCTCGGCTATCACGCGAGGCTGTACGCCAGGCTGGTGTCGACGGGGTGTTAGTCGCCATGCCGCCGTGGATGACCTTTGAGGTCGAGAACTTCCTACTAATGGAGGGTGTCGATGTTTGCTATCCGTACAAGATGATTAAGCGCGTGCGGGTGGGTAGTACGTGGCGGGTGCGGTCTACATTTGTCGGGTTCGTGCGCAAGCCCGCGTACGGTGAGGATGGCGTTCATGAGATTGTGGAGTTTGCGTGATGTTAGTAATGGCATTTGAGGGTAAAATAGGTCACGCTTGTGAGTCGTGGACGGAGTTGGTGCGTAAGTGCGGTTACAAGGCAGTGGTCACTAAGCAGGAATGTGGTGACTTTATAGTGGAGATTAAGCCTGACAATACCTACTCTAAGTTGGTACCGCCGTTTGAGCAGTTGTACAGCGAAGAGTATGGCGGGCAAGAGGCAGTTGAGGACTTATGCGAAGAGTTCGCAAAAAAGTTCTTGTCAAAGAGCTGGCGTGTTATGGAGGGGCACCAATACAGAGAGTGGGCGTTTGGCAAACAGGTTGAACAACGTAGTCCGTGGCATGATGTGTAATTTTACACACTAGAGAGAGAGAGTAAATGAATACTTATATATTAGAGATTAAGCGTAGTACAGCGTATGGCAAGGTGCTTCGTAAGCGGTTCTTTGATGGGTACAATGGTGAACGTGTTGTGACCATTTACAATGAGGGACGTAAGTGCAACGACTACTATATTATTTCACGTGATTATAAAGGAGACATCACGACGAAGTACTTAAAGAATATGCGACACACCGCCAAGCATTATGTTGAGGTGAAGGTTGGTAAGTCCTTTGCTAGAGTGTATGAAGACTATGGTGTAGGGCACACGCCTGCTTATTATTACAATCGTCTCAATGGTGTTCCTTGGGAAGGTTCGGTAAGTGCGGTTGGCGATAAGGGGGTGTTGGTTTGGTCACGTTCGCTAAGTGTCGGGATTCCCAACCCATACTTTTACGACCGCGAGATGGTGATTCGCAACTTCATCTTTCGGTTTGAGGATCTCGGACGTGACAAGTTCACGGACGGGGCGTTGCAGTTTCTTAAAGACAATCTTCCGGAGCATTTATGAAACTATTAAAAATCGGGCTGGTCGCCTATATTGGGTCTACTTGGTATGAGGTGGTGACGAACGCCGGGTGTTATCCTGATCTTAAAGAGGACAATGGCACATACAAGGTGTCGTTTATTACCACGTCACCAATAAGCAATTTGAAAGGGATCTTGTTTAAACGCGACTACGGCGCGAAGCACACGAAACAGACCGCACTTGAGGCGTTTTGTCGTGACTTTGCCCGCACGATGCTGACGCAAGATGGCTGGACGGTGATTGAGGTGTACGAGTACCATCAGTGGGACCCGACGGATGGTAAAGATCAGAACCCAAGAGACTAAGAGGCGTAGTATGTATAGTTTAGGAATGTTCGTAATGACTGACCCGACATCTGGGTCGCAGGCGCAACGTGACTTCTTTAGCGGGAAGAATGGTGAGTTAGTGTACACCAGTCGAGACGACGACATTGTGTCGTATTTTGTTTATCCGAGGGGGTACTTCAAAGATGACGTGGTGCCGGAGAATACTGCGAAGTTTTTGGAAGAGCATCCTAACTACCGATGCTATATCTATGCCGCCAATGCGTTTGGTATTAGTAAGGTGAGGGTGTATGAGTTTGGCTCAGTACGACACGAGCGGGAGTATTACTACTTGCGTATTGCCGGTCGTAAGTGGGCTGCATGGTTGACATGGTACGATGTGGTGGGTGACTTCGAACATGAACGAGAGTACCGCGCCAAGAAAGTGTATGCGTTGCACGATTGGTTCCTGCAGGACGACGAGCTAAGCGTGGAGGCGGTGGTGAGTAAATTTACACATCTTAGTGGTGTGCCAAGTAAGTATGTAGATAAGATGGCATCATTCATCAGAGACAAGTTAGAGAGAAATTTTTATGTATAACTTATCAATCACATTGTGGCGAAGTGCAGGAGATGACGCCTCGCCGTGGATACCTTACCCATTTTATACAGGGGAGAATGGTGAGAAAGCTGGGAAGATCTACCAGTCATTTGATGAATGTCATTGCGATGTTGAGGTGTATGTGTTCCCGAAAGGGCACTACAAGAACTCTGAAGCTCCTAATGTAGAGGATATGCGCAAGGCTAAAGAGGGTGCGGGGGCGCCAATTGAGATTGTTGTCGGTACCAAGGCCCCAGTCACCTACCATGTGTATGAGGTGGGGGGTGTGTCGCATGCCAAGGCGTACTATCATGAGCGTTTTCATGTCGGCCCATGGTGTGGACAACTTAGAGTCTACAAAGTTATTGGAAAATTTATGCACGCGTCGTTCCAAAAACTGGTAGACACTTTCAATCTTCATGAAGGTGTGGCAGATCCTCGCGAGTACGACCGCGTCGAGGTGCTAAGTGTGTTCATGGCACGTACGGACGTGCCGGAGGAATGGAGAGAGCCCATTTTGGCGTATTTGAAACAACATTTACCATTGTTAGTTTTGGAGTAAATATGAGCAAGATATTAACGGTGCGCGCTGCACAATTAAGCTATAGAAAAAGCAAGGCTATTATTGATTACACCGCCTTAACGGATTCCATATTGCAAAAGTCTTTCATTACATTTATGGATGATGTGACTATTGTGTTTGGTGGAGTTGAAGTTGCTGAGTGGGATGGCATCTCTGTAATTACGGCAGGATCTGTGCTTACACCGGATAGTTTGATTCGACGTTTGAAAGAGGATCCTCGATTTGCTGGGTGCGATATTGATGACACGTTGGTGAATGGTGTGCAATGTGTGAATATTGACTTTAATGTGGAGAAAGGTGATGAGTAATATTACACAGTTTAACCGATCAATGGTGCTAAATGTAAAAGCTATTCGAGCATTTGAAAATTTGGATGCTTTCTTAGACGAAGCACATGAGCCTGGTAATCCTGTTCTGCGTGTATTGCTTAATAACTGTAAGGTGGATCTTACCAAACCTTTCCTCGTTGATATGGAATTGGGACAAATTGCGCCTTACGAAAATAGAGGGGTGCCGGTGGCTAACCCTCCAATTCCTGAGAGAATGCGATACGCAGTGTATGTCGTGAGTCAGGCTTCCTCATTCCCAATTAAACCCATATGTCCTGATGTTGCTTTGAGAAATATGGATGGTGCGAATGTTATGAAGTTCTTGGATGGTGAGGAAGAATTTGCAAAGTCCAAGTTGGAAGAGTGGTTTAAAGACGAAGGGCTGGAGATCCTAGATGTGGTATGGTGGCTCAATACCAAATGCCAAGTGGTAGGAAGCACAAGCCCGCTATGGTCATATGTGTTTGTAGCAAACACATTGATGACATATTTGTTTGAGGAATTTGTGGCCGCTGTTGAATCTGAGTATGAGGGCGATGTCCCGGAAGACACCAAGGTTGCTTGTTTGTTTACTTACATTGGAACAGCTGGAGAAGCCTACAAAATTATCAAAGGAGAACGCGAAGATGAGTAAAGTTTATTCTGATGTTTATTTGCGGGAGCTGTGGAACCTATGGGTGCTGACACAACCTGATCAGTCATACAAAGTGGTTTATGCAAATTTTGATGAGATGTGTAGACACGTTCCGTCGGGGCCCCGGCAGTGGTTAGCATTGATTGAGAAAAAGATCGAGTTCTACCCGAAAAAGCCAATGCAATTGTCAAGAAGTCTGGCAACCAATGACCTGGAGATCCGTCAAGGATCTATGGAATCGTTGGTGTGTGAAGGATATGTGGAGGATCTAGCAGCACGGATCGAGGAGTCATCGTTTGCAACGACTGCAGTGGAGATGTTTTTCAACAAGAAATACGAAAACGTGCAATGTCGGAACAAGTATATATTCTCGATGCTTGACGACATTAAGCTGGTAAGTAGCCGATCCTTAACAGGTTTTATGGAGTTCGCAGACCTCTCGTACCGTGACTGTGTTGCGTTTATGTCTCGTATGTTAGGTGAAGAAAACATTGACGTGGCTAAGTATCTTGCCAACTCTACCAGGGAGGAGGAAGGTATGATTGCTGCACTTGCTGTCGGTGTGATGAGATACGTAGTCGACAATATGTTCTTGCCTCAAGAAGGTAAATACTATGATGACGTTATTGCGAAAGGGGCACTTGAGCTGTTTAAAGATCCCGAATGGGCTAAGAAACTAGTCACTGAGTGGGTTGGCAAAATTCGAGAAGAAGGGCGGTAAGTATGATTGACCCAGCGAATTACATTATCCGGGTGCGTGACGTTAATGCCAACCATGTGGTTGACTATGGGTTGACAAAAGGGATGTTAATGGCGTTGTCTCAATTAGGGCTTTTGAACAAAGCGCCATTTGGTGTTGAACAACCGCGTGGTGAACCACCATTAACAGCCTCTATATTGTATTCGACCAATTTCAGATGGGGTACAAAAGTACCACCCGGATAGAATTAAGTGCTTAGAGAAGATGCACATTATGCCAGGTCGGTGGCTGTCATTCGATGAGGTCGGCGAAGGTATGCTGTGGTCGTCTAAGTATTTGGTGCTTGTCCGCAGAGAGAGCGGGGCAATGATCCTCACTGACAAACAAGAAAAAAACCAAAACACATATGTGTGGTTTAAACGAATTGGTATGGTTGGGCCTGTTGAGTGTTACGAGTCGATAGCACGTGCGCGGGAATTGGAAGACTCAGTAGCTGCAGTTACATGGTTTGAAAAAGCACCACCTGCCCTGCGTGGGTGGATGTTGGGTGAGATCGCACCAATGATCAAGGTAAAGACTAGTTTAGAGATTGTGTAAAATTACACAAGATGGAGATTAAGAAAATGAGTAAACGTACACGGTTCGTTAAAATCAAATATAAAAAGCGTAAAACGCCTGAGCTTGTTAGAAGAATATATCAGATGGTTGAGGAAGCCTTCGAGTTCCACAACAACCCATATGGTGCAGATTACGCACAAGAGATTTTAGAAGGTGGTGAGTATTGTGGTCACTACCAAGGAGCACGGGATCTTATGGAAATGTGCAAGAAGGAGGCTAGCATCACTGTATTCGACTTGATCGGTCTTGTTGTTAATTATGAGAAGTTCAGTTTTGGCGAGGTATATACGGACATTACGAGCGCCGAAAATGTTGCTACTATGGTGCAAAATATCATGACCCAGTACTTGGTCAGAGAAGCTGCATATGATGAGTTAGACAACAGCTGGGATTGTCAGATGACTGATCAAGAGGTGCGTGACGTGTATTATGCGATACGTGAATATATAAAAGACCGCCCATACTGGTGGACTGACATTAGCCAGATGGGGTGATTATGGAAAAGATTAAATACAACAGAGAACTGACCCCAATACTTATTCGTTATGTGTATGATGCGTTCCACCAGTATTTTGAGAACAGCGGGCATCCAACTGGGGAGGACTATCACGCTGCAGTGTTTGAAAACCAGAATGTATTAGTCTGGGATTGGGAGGCGGACGATGTTATGGACGACCTGTGCCAGCACCCTAAGAGCAAGTACCATGTGCTATGGCTTGTGCGCAAGCTGGTGGAGTATCTGGACGTTGATATTAAGCAAGGTGGGTTCGATCCTACCGACTCGGCGGAGATCGCCAACACGTTGATCAGTATGTTTGGTAAGGCACTGATCCATATGGCGAAGCCGGAGGCGGTGTTGAGTAATAAGGACATGCCGATGACTACACGTGAGCTTGAGCTTGCGTATGCGTCCATTGCAAGTTTTGTAGAAAGACATCCATTGTGGTGGGTGAATGCGGACGACCATGTGTAAAATTACACACGGCAGTGGTCGAACCACTTTAGAGTAATAAGAGGAATATAATATGAAACCAATTAGCGCTATTCGTAAAATCGCAAAAGAATTTGGGTATAAATTTGTTATCGAAAGCGGGAGTATTAGTAAGTTTTATGAGTTCGAAGGAATGCAGTCTATGTATGGTACAGACATGGCGCAACTAGATAAGCTGGCGCATGCGTTGACATTCCGTGAAGTTGTACTCGCCACGGTGGGAGAGGATGTGATCAAACAAGATGAGGGGATTGACGAGGTGATTGGACTCCGTTCCTGGTTTGAACGCCCTGAGATCGACTATGGACGCTTCGAGAAGGTGAAAGCAGACAACGCTGCAGGTTTCAAATACGAGCCTGTGTACAAACCGACTGGTAAGGTAGTGGAGTGTATGCTTGAGCTCTCACGTAGCATGCGGGTTCCACTTGAAATTGTACACCGAGACGGAGAGAATTTGATTCAACTTCCAATTCTTGATATACCAACAGACTTGTACGATCTACGGAACTCATGGGAGCTGGGGCAGTTGCTTACATGGCGTGATGACGTGATGCGTAACTTTACATATTCTGTAGTTATGGAAGACCAAGACGTCAAAGAGGTGAAGGGTCTTATGGAGTTGTTTGCTAAACATTTGGATGGTGAGCGCTTCCCATGGATGCACAAGGCTGCTGATCGCACATTGCTTGGGTACCACTGGGAGCGTAAGCCTACTGGCGAGCAAGTAACGTTTTCACCATACTTTCCTTGTGGTAAGTTGATTAATGAGCTCGGTAAACGTGGATGTGGTGTCATAGTGTTTAAGGTTGATGATAAAGACGATGTGTTTTATTTCGTCACTAACGCGTATCGGTTGCGTGATTACACATATGAGTTGGTCAATCTGCAGCAGCTAGCCGACGCGTACACTATACGTGACGAAGCAATACATGCCGTTGGTAAAGATGCAGTCATGGATGATGAGGACATTAACCACATCATGGGCTTTAAAGGGTGGTTGGTGCAGGACATCACAATGTTACCTGATATCGTCCGTGTGCCATCCGATAATGAATTAGGTTATAAATACGAGGTAGCAAATGAGTCTGGCACTAAACGTAGTTAAGCTGTTGGCGCGCGAGGCAGGGTTCCCGTTGCGGGAGTATGCCACCCCAACATACAAATACTTTGTATTTGAGGGGTTGCCTGTGACGTTGACATTAGATAAACAAGGGCGGTCTATGCTGGCTGCCCGACTGCAGTTGCGCGATAACATCCGGGCGCGGTTAAAGGGCATAAACATCCTGGAGGATAAGAGCCTTGCCGAGCTGCACGGGTTGCGTGCGTGGATCTTGGCAGAGATGCCGGAGCCAATGTCGCAGTGGGGCGTGAAGAAGATCAAGGCTCGTAATGAGCTAGGCTATAAATGGGTTGCTGATGATGACTACCACAAATTATCTAAGCGGCCCGTGTGAATGGGATGGGGAGTGGATCTTAGTGAATGGCGTTCGTACTCGTGAGTGCCGCACTCTGCTAGAATTTGATCGATACGTGGTGGCTCAACACGTAATGGAGTCACTACAAGACCTCGACGACGATTTGTTGAACGAGGTGGAAATGTACATAAAGACATTAAGGAGAGAGTAATGTCCAACGAAATAGAAACAGAAGCAACAGAACATTCATGTAGAGTAGCTTTAACTGAGGGACGGAGCGCGTAATGTCTAAGCCACGTAGAGTCTCACAAACAAAGCAACTGAGTGGCGAAGGCATCCGTGCATTAATGGAACAAGCCGGTGTGGATAACGACAGCATCGCAGCCTTGCTTGAGGAGTTGTACAATGAGCAATACTCGGTGCGTCAGCGATTCAAATTTGAGTCAAAGATTCTGCGCAACGCCACCACCAAGTTGTCTGTACGTAATGCACAGACACAGGTGTATGAGGCGGCGTGTTTGGCGTACGCAACCTACCTCCAGAGTCTGCCAGAGCAAGCGACTATCATACCGTATAGATCGGTTGCTCGTAATATTAGTCTGCACTACCCTGGCTTACGTCAAGTCATGGTGGATACGGTGTGTAAACTTACACACGATGGAGGTGAAGTATGACGGAATGTGTATTGGTTCGTTGTGTGGCGTTTAATGGTGTCCAGGGGGACATCCTTAAACTTGAGAAGTACCAGGCAGGTACAGTATGGAAAGTGGTGCTAACAGCAAAGCATCCGGACGGAAGTGAATCAGAGCTCTACAGTGAGAACTTTAAGTCCGACGTGGAAGCTGATGAAGTGTTTAATAAGTGGTTTGCTCGATTAGATCGGGAGACAGAAAAGTTCAAGGGGTGACAACGTGGCAAAGTCGTCGAACAAGCGTAAGAATGGCAAAGTCATCAACCGCAAGGACGCGAACGTCAAACGCATGCGTCGACAAGCAGCACATGATCTTAAAGACTTGGTCGTGTGCTGTTGCGTAGATCGGCAGGAGCTTGACGGAGACCGTACCAACTTGGTATCGCGAACGGTGGTGTACAACCGTAAATTAAAGAAAATTGTGCCTGTGTCAAGACTGCAGGAGGTAGCGCTTAAAACTGAGCGCTGGGGCTGGAATATATTTACTGCAGTGGTGTGCCGTGACCAAACTGGTCATGTGTACTTCACCCGAGAACGGGACATCGTCACCAAAACAGAGGTGCTGCTGTCCGAGATGAACGACTACATAGCAGAAACGCTATGTGAAGATTTTAATGATGCTAACCCGTTGCACGTACTGACAATGGTCTGGTATGCAACGCCGTATGAGTTACCTGAGACTGAGGACTTGTTGCCGCTAGTGCTGGCACCTATCTGGTCACATAATGTGCTGGGTAACTGCCTGACGCGTTATGAGATGGAGAATGAAGATCTACAGGTGTTGTCGTATGTCACTGACAACTTCAAAGACTTCATGGACTGGTACATCCACCAGCGGGCGATCCGGCGTGATCTTTCTGTGGTGCGCAAGGTGGTCGTCACATTTGGCAAGACTGGTGAACGACAAGTGGCAGGTGAGTTACCAGCATGGCGTGATGCGTTCCTCAAAAACAAGCTCGACGAGTTGTGCGGTGTTACATTACCGAAGGCGAGCGTCCATGAATTTGCCAAGATGCGGTGGGAAATGGAGATGGACGGTAGCAATACGGCAAGAGTATCGACCGCACTTTCTGGGTTGCCTAAGTGCCTATGGGCTGACATGGCCATTACCGGGCAGGAGTTTACTGCAGAGCGGTTAGTGTTCAACAAGGAGAAAGACTGATGGAGGACATTGTTTTATGGATGTCGAGACTCGGTCTTGGGGTGGCGTTAATATTGGCTATCCTCGAGATTACGTTTTGGATAATGGTGTGACTATGTACAAGCACGAGAAGATAGCAAGAGACGACCATATACGAGTGCTCAAGGCTAATGGTATGACGGGGCGGACAATCAAGGTGTTCTTCCCTGAGTATTCGGAGAGCATAATCCGCAGGGCAGCTCCTACGAATATGTCATATGAGCTGTATGTATCTAACCGCACTTTGTCGTTGACACGTGTGCAGGTCGAGCGCATATACCAATGTATTATTTTAGGTTGGCCGCTGCGGGAAATAGCGAACAATGTGTGCAGCTACCCGCACGCGTTGGATGAGTTTGGCTCACTAGTTGAGATCTTGTACCGCATCCACTTGCGCGGGGTAACACTGCAGGTGTTCTCAGCCTTTTTGAAGTATTTAAGAGACGGGCGGTCGGTTCGCCATGCAGTTACGATGCTAAACCTGCCGGTCGAGCTGTCTTACAAGTTTAATGAGATGATCGTAAATGGAAGAAAAATCAGAGTTCCTCAACTCCAACGGAGAGAGTATCGAGTGGATGAAGACGCTGGTGCTGACGTACCTCAAGACCCTTCCGATGAGTAATTTTACACATCAGCCGGAGGCGGTGTTATTTGTTCATGAGGTGGAGTACGACGGGCACAAGTGTAGAGCGATACCTAAAGCCTCGCCAACACAGTGGCCACACTTGGAGCTGGTTAGTCAAACTTCCACCACCATTGTGGCAGTGCCTGTGCCTGTAGTGGTGAAGGTGTTGGTGGCATTAAAAGTGCAGCTGGATTACTTCCGAGTCGAGTCGAAGTTAATCGGATTATGTAATCGGTCTGTGTAGGAGTTGATATGGAATATATAGTATTGACAAGGGAGGCATTGGCTACCCTTTCACAAGGGATGCACCGGTTCTTGACTAACTCTGCAGTACATGATGTTTATGATCGAGAGTTCGACCGAGCCTTTACTGGTATTGCACTACGCCATGACATCAGTCTGGACACAGCCACGCGACCTGCAGGTCGCGGGTATGGGATGGAGGTGGAGGTGTCGCTTAACTCTGCAGTGAGCATCCCACACGCAGTGACAACAGAGCATGTCACAGCATGGCTACGCAGTGACTTCCTGTATAGAGGGTTTGGGCGCCAGTTCAGCATACAGAAAGATGGTACGGTACCGTATGGGTTCGAGGTTGTGACTGGCGTGCTAGATGAGTTGCATCTTCGCCGGGCGATGGGAGTGTTGGTGGATAGCGCTGCACTTCGTATGATGTGGGATTCCAATGCGAACACCGGAGTGCATTTCACAGTGGACAAGTTCCCGCACTCCTGGCAGACGCTGTTGTTTTATAATATGTTTAATGACAAAGACTTCCTTCGAGCATTCAAGGATGTCATCGGGCGAAACCCTAATCGGTTCTGCAAGGTGTCGGGCTTCGTACGCACCATCAGAGACGCCAAGTCATTTGGCAAGTACTCTGCAGTGAATATCCGTAAGAACGGGAGTATTGAAGTGCGGTTGTTTCGCACAGATCTTACAAAGCTGGCGCAGCAGTTCGATCTGGTCAGACGAGTTGAGGCGAAGGTGCTAAACGCCCGTAAACCAAAGGACTTGGCAACATCGCTGCAAGATTTGAAGGACAGTTTTTAAGCAATCGATCTAGGAGATCTAGGCAAGTGACGGATTTCGGTTATACTGTATCTACAAAGAAACGGAAAGTAACCAAGCCAACTTCCAAGACAAAGGAAGGCAAGGTGAAAGATAAAGTGCGGTCGTTTTTACGCGCACTTCCTAACTGCTGGTGGTACATGCCATCGCAAGGGGCGTTCGCTAAGGCTGGCGTTCCTGACTTTATCGGATGCTTGCGTGGGAGGATGTTCGCCATTGAGACGAAGTCTATATACTCAAGCCACAAAGTGACGGCGCTGCAAGCACAGCAGTTACAACAAATTGAATCAGCCGGGGGGATCGCCCTGGTTATTAATGAAAACAACGTAGACAACCTGGGAGCCCTCCTTCATGTTGGTACTGACACTAGACTTTGAGACCTACTACGACTCTGAGCACACCATCGACAAGGTGTCCATGGGTCAGTACTTGTTCGACAAGAAGGCACAGGTGATGTTAATGTCGTACAAGGAAGGCGATGTACCGACGAGAATGGCTACAGGAGAGAGTGAGGTCAAGGCGGTGCTAGCCTCATACGACTGGTCACAAATTGTTCTTGTCGCACATAACATTAACTTTGACGCACGTGTTATCCTTGACAAGTTCGGGCACAAACCTGCTAAGTATATCGACACCATGGCGCTTATGGCTGCCACGGGAGGCAACGTTATTGTGAATGGTAACTCACTATCACACGTTGCGAAGTTGTTGCAGAAAGTAGGAATTGCCGTTGCTGACAAAGGAACAGAGCGCGCGGCGGCTAAGGGTAAGCGGTTATTCCGCTTCCCTGACGGACGCTGGTACATGCACGAATGTGAGATAAATAACAAGTATCTGCATTCGATCCAACTAAGCAACTACACCAAGAAAGGTGTGTTGAAGAAAGGTAAAAAGGACGCTAGAACAATCGTAGCTGATGCTATCCAGTTCTACCACGACTACGTTGCATATGCAATAAACGACACGGATATATGTTACGCCGCATTTCGGTATTTGCTACCGTTGCTACCGGCGATGGAGCTCAAGTACCACCAGATAATGATTCGGTGCTATACAGATCCTGTGTTGAAGCTCAACGCCGACGTGTTGTTGAAAGAGATGAAGCGACTGCAAAAGCGCCGTCTCGATAAAGTGCGCCCCATTGCTGACACATATTACGGTGGGAATATAGAGGAAGCTAAGAAGGCATTGTCTTCAAAGGCGTTGTTTGCAGTGTTGCTTAAGTCGATGGGTGGGGTTGAGGACTACGAGGTCTTTGACGCGCAGGCACGCGATGAACAGATCGATTACGCCTTCTTGATTCCTACCAAGGTGAGTGAGAAGACGGGCAAACACGATTATGCGTTCGCATTAACTGACACAGCGTTCGTTGAGTTAGCTAATGTATCGCCCGAGCTCAAGACCGTGCTCGACGCTCGCAAAGAGGTGGCGTCCAGCTTAGAGTTCAGCCGTACAGAGCGGTTCTTGTCATCGTGTAAGTGGGAGAAGACGTTTGGTCTCCCATACAAGATAAGTGGTGCCGCAACGCACCGGGCCAGTGGGGCTATGTCACTTAATGTGCAGAACCTGAGTAGTGGTCGCAAGGAAGGTCAGACGACCGCACTTCGCGACTCTATGTGTGCACCTGCGGGGTTTAAGATCATGGCGGTCGACTCCAGCCAGGTTGAGGCGCGCATACTGGCATTCGTGTCCGGGTGCGTCCGCCAGCTTGAGGTGTTCTCGTCCGGTGCTGACTTTTATTCGTCCATCGGCGAGGCTATTTACAATGAGCCTGCAGCGCATATTAATGCGATGCGTAAAGCCGGTGACGCTGAGTATATCTACAAGCGTAGTGTTGCTAAGTCATGTGGATTGGGGCTTGGATACGGCATGGGAGCTGAGGCGTTCGTTGATGCTGCGTTTGTATTGGCGGGTGTTGTAATTGACCTGGTGCGCTCCAAAGAGTTGAAACAGATCTACGAGACCAACTACCCGGAGATTAAGCAATTCTGGAATACCTGTAACCAGGTCATCGGCCACATGTTGGTTGGTGGTAGTGGTACCTTTGGCGGCCCTGACGGTAAGTTGTTCTACTATGACGGAAACTACCAAATACATGGGGCAACGGTGCCAAGCATCATTATGCCAAGTGGCATGCGCTTGAGTTATTACAAGTTGTGCCGTCGTAAGAAGTCATATGCAGACGGTTCAGAACGTGACAATTACGCATACTGGGGTCTTAAAGAAGGAAGATACCAGTGGGTATACCTGTGGGGATCGAAATTGACGGAAAACCTTTGTATCGCAGAAGATACCTTGGTGTTGACCGACTCCGGGTGGGAGAACATTCAGTACATCACTAAAAACCATAAAGTGTTTGATGGGGTCGAGTTTGTGAAACACGATGGGTTGGTTTACAAAGGTGTCAAAGAATGCACTTTGATCGATGGGATCAGTATGACACCAGAGCATGAAGTACTTTTGAATGGTGATGTGTGGATGAGCGCAGACTGGGTGAACTATAAAGGATCCGTTAATATGCTCAAACGCCTAGGTGGAGAGACAATGGCACGCCTAGGTGGTAAGCCAGCGTACGACAGGACAAATCGCATATGGGGGTATCCGGTGCGTAAATGGTGTCGCACAAAGACCAAAGTGAGTAGTACACAGCATGGGGACTTCTTTATTAGATGGGCGAGACGGACACATGTTCGTCCCATTGTTGGGGTAAGTCGCCAGAGCGAGATCTTAATGCACTTCGTCATGCTGTGGGACGAGTTCGGGGATAACGGCGGGAACCGTATATTGTACAAACCGTTTGCCAAACATTACTTGAAGACTCCAACATCCTACATGGTGTACGACATCATGAACTGCGGCCCACGTAATCGGTTCGTTGTGTTAGGTGCAAGAGGCCCGATGATTGTCCACAACTGCCAGGCTTTGGCATTCGACATGATGAAGTACCAAGGAGTGCAGATGGCAGAGCAGCTCAAGATCGTACTTAACACACATGATGAATGGGGAGTTGTGGTGATGGAAGACGATGTACCTGCAGCTCGTCAATTTGCTGAGAAGTGCATGCGCACAGTGCCGTCTTGGTTGGAAGGTCTAGTAGTTGACTGTGAAAGTGCGGTCGGCGACAGCTACGGAGAATGTTAATGGTCAGTTACGACTTTACTAATTATAAATATTTTATTATCTACGAGACTAAGTATGGTATTAAGACTTACGGCACCAATAGTTTCGCGGCTGTGGTGTTTAAATTACTGCAGTGTTTACTATTACGTAGATTGGTGACCAACTTCGGGTCAATACCACGAAATTAAAAGGTTGCATTTGAATGAAAACTAAGTACCCCGCATTGTCTTATACGGCAATAAAAATGTACGAGCAATGCCCGTACCGCTTCTACCAGGAAAAAATTATAAAGTCCGTGCCGTACGTGCAGTCAGAAGAAGCTGCATACGGAGACCGACTACACAAAGAGTTCGAGGCGTACATCAGAGATGACCGACCATTGAACGAAGGTAAGAAGTTTGAGCGTTTGTTAGCGGGGCTAAAAGCCAAACCAGGGGTGAAACTCGTTGAGACAAAAATGTGTCTCGATTGGAAAATGAATAAAGTTGATTATTTCAAAGGTCGTGACATCTGGCTGCGAGGTCAGTATGATCTGATGATAAATGCCGGAGACGGAACGGCAAAAATCATTGACTATAAGACAGGCAGCTCTCGGTATCCCGACACCGCGCAGCTTGAGTTAATGAGCATGATGACGTTCATGTACCATCCCGACATTGAGGAGATAAAAGCCACATTGCTGTTCTTGAAGGACTTGAAGCTGCACCAGATAACCTGTTCACGCATCAAGCTCCCTGCATATCAAGAGAAGTGGAAGAACCGGTCAATACCGATTGTACAATCGTGTGAGACAAGGTCGTGGCCCGCAACTCCTAATGCCCTTTGTAAGTGGTGCCCTATATCAGATTGCCGGCACCATCCATCGATGAAAGGAGAGTAACATGGCAACACGTGATTATAAGAAGGAGTACCGTTTGTACCACGGGACACCGGAACAAAGACGAAACCGGTCAGAGCGAAACAAGGCTCGTCGGTTGATGGAAAAGGAGCTTGGGAAAAGTGCTCTTAAGGGAAAGGACGTTGATCATATCAAGCCTATCTCGAAAGGAGGTACAAATAGACGTAGCAATCTACAAGTAACGTCGGTGCACTATAACCGAAGCAAAAAAGCAGGTAAATAAACATAGGAAACCCCTCGTATGAGTAAACACATTATGCTCGATTTGGAGACGTTAGACAACTCACCAACGTCTTACATCTTAGAACTTGCCGCGGTCGAGTTTGACCCAATAACAGGCAAGATCATTAACGAACTTCATTTGCGTACACCACGTAATGAACCGCAGGATAAAAGCTCTGCTTCCGTAAGTACAATACTTTGGTGGCTACAGACCAACAGTAAAAAGTTTGAGGACTTGTGCAAAAATGGTGACGAGACTCATTCTTTGAGTGAAATCTGTGCCAAGCTACGCAACTTCTTTTACACGAATGACGGGGCCTTGCATGTGTGGTGTACTGGCACATTCGATACTGACGTTATTAACCACTTTGTGAAAAGCTACAGCCACTTTGGAACAAGCAATCTAGTTGAGTTTTGGCAAATGCGCGATGTACGCACTGCTCGTACTCTGGCGCGTGAGCTAGGAGCTATTGAGCCGGAGGTGTCTGAGGACGAACTACACTCAGCCCTGAACGACTGCCGTCGTCAGATTCAATACGTGTCTGGCCTTTGTAAATTGGTGAAACGCGGTGGATGAGGAACAACTCCGCGCCATGGAAATCCGTGGTGACGCTCTTGTATTTATGTTGAACCGCAACACAACTCAGTGGACGGAACATGCCGCTCGTCTGACTGAGCTTGCACAATCGTTGAATACACAGAACGTACCCATGACTACCCAAGACGGCAAAGAGACCAAGGCAGCGTTGCTTATTAAGGCGCTGCAAATGTTGGCGCACGAGGCTGCAGCTGCAGCTGAGATGAACCACAGAGTCGAGGAGGAGGTACAGGCTATCGCCGACGAGTACAACGTCCTACGCACGCCTGGAGAGGCTGTTGATCTTGTGGTGGAACTAATACGTAGAGACAACCCAAAGTACGGTGCAATGACACCGGAAGAAGTAAAGCGGGAACTTAAACTTGAAACCGAAACTGATCGAACACACTGACAACTTCACGCGATTAATCATTCGCACAAAGATGGCGACGTTGATCTCGAAGACAGTGCCAGGTGCTTTTGTCTGCGAAGTTGAGTACGACGGCACGCCAAGTGCGGTTAATATCCCGTGGACGTTGCAGTCATCACAGATGGTTGCCAATATGGGCGCTCCGGTTATATCACCGATTTTGCGTGACTACCAGTTCTCCGGTCGGTATAAGCCATATGTCCACCAGCTTAAGATCTGCTCGTTCCTCACGGCGAATAAGCGCGGGTATTGCTTTGCAGACATGGGTACCGGTAAGTCTCTTGCTGTGGTACATGCAGTGCGGTACTTACTCAGCGTCGGAGAGATTAAGAGAGTGCTTGTCGTTGCTCCGTTGACCACGTTGTCTCGTACATGGGAGAGTGAATTTTTTAACGTAGATCCATCACTAAGACCGACGAGGCTACACGGCGAAAAAGCCAAGCGGATTGAGCTGGCTGCCAACGGGTCGTCTGTGCATATCATTAACTACGAGGGCATTGAGGTTATCTTCAATGAACTCAAGGCGAACGCATATGATTGTGTTGTTATTGATGAGCTGACAGCATACGCAACACATACCACTAACCGGTGGAAAAGTGCAAAGCGTTTGTTTAACGATGCCACGTACTTGTGGGGACTCACAGGGACTCCGCTCCTTCGTGGTCTTGAGTCGGCGTTCGGTCAGGCGTCTATGGTCAACCCTGCCAAAGTGCGGTATAGGTCGCACTGGGAGTTCCGCAACGCGGTACAGCGCAAGGTGAATGACTTCCTATGGGTTGATCGTTTTGAAGGCCCAGAGATGGTACGGGAGATGCTGCAGCCTGCCATTTACATCAAGAAGGCAGACTGTATTGATCTTCCACCAGTGGTACATGTTTACCGCGAAGTGCCGTTGGATAAAGGTCAAATTGCGTTCTACCGCAAACTTAAGGACGACCGCCTGGTGCAGGATGCACAGATGAAAGTCACTGCAGATAATGCTGCAGTATTAGCGGGCAAACTGATACAAGTTGCGACTGGATGTATATACGACGACGACGGCCAGGCGCTTGAGTTCAACGTTAAGGGTCGCATCGACGAGACTGCAGATGCCATCCGCAAGGCTCGTATGGAGTCAGACGATATAAATAAAGGCAAGACGTTGGTATTCGTACCGTACAAGCACTCGCTAGACTTAGTGGTGCGCAAACTCAAGGAAGAAGACATTGTTGTTGATGGCAAGAAACGAAAGATGAACGTGTCGGTCATTGATGGTAGTGTGTCAGCCAAGAGACGGGACGAGACATTCGCGAAGTTTTACGAAGATCCAAAGCACGACGTTATTGTCGCCATCCCGTCTACGATGTCGCATGGGGTGACAACGACATTTGCAAGTTGCATTGTGTTCTTCGGGCCAGTCACGTCGAGTGAGGTGTACGTGCAGGCATGCAACCGGATTGACCGACCAGGGCAGACTGAGAAAATGACCATCGTCAATTTATACGGGACACCTGCAGAGTGGAAGCTGTATAACAACTTAAGAGAGAACAAACATAACCAATCGGTCGTGTTGGATTTTTACGATGACTTTATCAGAGGAATTTAGGATGTCAATTAAGGACTTAACATTAGAGCAGCTCACTGCAGCATACAGTGAGATCAAACACAGAAGATCAGAGCTGTCCCGACAGGATGGTGAGCTGAAAGACAAACAAACCCGTATTGAAATCGAGCTGGGTAATCGCTGTCTTGAGATGAATGTAGACAGTTTCAAAGTGAATAATTACGCCATCACTCGTACACTGAAACGTACTGCAGTGGTGGAGAATGGTAAAGAGTTCTTGGAGTGGGCACAGGAAAACAATCGGATGGACTTGGTGCAGATTAAACACTTCTCCTCACCGATTAAAGACTACATGTCCGAGAACGCTGGCGAGCTACCTCAAGGGATGGGATTCGTCGACAAGTTTGATATATCAATCCGTAAAATATAGTGGGGAACAACAATGTTAGAAATAATTGACGTAACAGCCAACGGCGATCCAATCTACTACGACGCCAATGGTAATGCTATGATCCAGCAAAATGGTCAGTGGGTGTACGCTCCAGCATACAACAGACACCCGGTTCAGGCACAACCTGCACCGCAACCCGCACCCGTTGTACAGCGCGCACCTGCGCCAGCGCCTGCGGCACAAAGCAACTCAGTGGGCTTGCTCGCTCAGTTCCAAAGTGGCGCAGTGGCTATGCCAGCGTTCATGTCGGAGGGCAGTAGCTCGATGGACGGGCAAGAGTCGACCATGGTGGATTCCATTCGTGTGAATAAGCGTGGGGACTTGTATCTGGTAATGGGTGGAGTGTCACTACCACCGCAACGTTACTTGGATGTTGTCATCCTAGGTGTTGGCCCATCAGGTGGTGGCCAGGCAGTATACCGCACTTTGTATGCTGATGCGTACAATGAGGACGATACGGATCGTCAGCCGCCAATATGCTTTTCGTATGACAACGTGACACCGGCACCAAACGCCCCTGCACCACAATGTGCAACATGTAAGGCATGCCCGATGAACGTTAAAGGAAGTGGCCCGAACAACACACGACGGTGCGGTCGCTCTATGAACCTTATGGTTGCACTTGCAACCGACTTGACGCAAGTGTACCGCTTCAAAGTGTCCACCAAAGGCATTTACGCTGAGGACGCAGCGAAGAATGAATATGGCCTTAAGCCGTATGCGACCCTCTTGAAGAAGATGGGTGCAAACTGGGAAGGCGTGGTGACTCGCTTAGAGTTCATCGGCGGTTTCTCAGAAGGCGTACGTTTCACGCCGATTAGATTTTTAGAACAATCCGAATATCAACAAGCTCAGGAGCTCAAAATGAAAGTACAAATCGAATTATTTGTTAATTTAAACGAAGACCAATCTACTGCAACCGTGACCATGTCCGGTCAAACTGTTGGTCAAATCCCGGTAGCAAACATCGGTAATGTGGTGCAACAAGTACAACAAGCGGCGCATACTGCGGCAATGACAGCAGTAGCGAATCCCAGTGCTCAACCGGCACAAGTTGCGCAAGTCACTAACCAAACGCCTGTTCAGCACGTCGTCGCTCAACAGACTCCTGCGGCACAACCTACAGTACAACAACCAGTAGCCCCAGTAGCACAACCGGCTCCACAACCTGCGCCGACGCCTGCTCCGCAGCCGGCTAGCTTCAAAGACACATTGAAGGCGCACCCGGCGTGGGGCACATTACCTGCAGAAGTAACAGCGTGGGTACTGAACCCGGCAGTGGATGACAAGTCAGCGCATGACTACTTAGCGGCTAACTACCCGCAGGTACTTGATCCCGTACAACCAGCACCACCTGCTACCCCACCACAACCTACTGTACAAGCTGCTCCTGCAGCAACTCCAGTACAGACAGGTGTGGCAACTGGTCAACAAGTGGTACAAGGACAAGCCGGAGCGCCGGTGGCAACTGCAGCAGTGGCTGGTGCGCCTACGTCACACAATGCAGCTCCAATGATGCCTGCGCAACCTGCCGAGCCTGTGCTGGCAACCGGATACGCGCCTAACCCGCAACCTGCGCAACAACCCGGCACCCCGGTGACAACCGTGAATGTCGCTAACGCAGAAAGCATCGACGCGATCCTTGACTCAATCTAACACCTAAACGGGTGGGAAACCACCCTTACAGAGAGGCTTATATGACCGAAACAACTGAACCGAAAAAGAAAGTAATCCGCTTGCGTATTTCTCCAAAGACTGTAGAAGAAGTGCGTGAGAAAGCAGGTGAGGACTCTGTAGAGTTCCAGTTTCTTAAGACCTTGATGGAGGCTAATGTACCGTACAGTGTCCTGGCAGCTATTACAAAACAACCACAAGACCAAATCCGTGACTGTATTACCTGTCGTCGTGTGTGGACAGCCCCGCTGAAAGAATTGATCTGTGTCAAAATGAAGAAGGTACTGGACACAGCATTGGACATTGGCATCCTGCCATGTAATGACCCGGCTGTGATTAAGCCTATTGTCGAAACCGTGATGCGTAATATCGGCGTGTACAATATGTACAATAACCTTAAGGCACAAATAGAACAGCAACAAGGTTCTTCTCAGATACAATAATCTTAGCAGTAGAGGGGTCTATGGAATTTCTCACACGTCTCGTTAGTACGAACGGGATGAACTTCATAGGCGGGTTCGCAAGGGACGAAGGGACAAAGGGGAAATTCATCATATCCCGTTGTAACTTCAGTAACAGCCACCTGACTGATCTTATGATTGACCAGACTCAGTCAAAGTATGGCGACGTATACTTCGCACTAGGTGCGTTTAAATTCGATGAGGAAGACCGCAAGTACACTCGCAAACAGAGAAATGTCACTGAGCTCAAGGCATTCTGGCTCGACATAGATTGCGGAGAAGAGAAGTACAAAAGAGCGCAAGCGCGCGGTGTCATAGACGTGTACCGCACTAAGGAGCTAGGTCTCCTGGCACTTAAGAAGTTCTTGTCTGACACCAAGCTACCGAGCCCGACATTCATTGTCAGTAGTGGCGAGGGGTGGCACGTGTACTGGGAGCTACAGACACCTGTACCAACTGCGCAGTGGCGGTATACTGCGAATGCGTTGAAGGGCGTATGTGCGCACTTCGGTCTTTTAGCAGACCGTACTCGTACTGCAGATCCTGCATCGGTGTTACGGGTGCCTGGCACGCAACATAGCAAGTCCGGCAACTACGTTACTATCATGCGGGACTCGCAGAAGGCGTTCACTTATGAGGACTTCCACCAGCAGGTAGCAGCGCTGGGGGTGTTCTCCGCCAACCAAACGGTAGGCAGAACTGACGCCTTCGCACTTGGCCCAGTGCCGTCGTATGCGGTAGCTGAGGGGTCGTCTATGGAGGGAGTCGCTGCCGACTTCGAGCCTAAGTCCTTTGAGGCAATTTTGCTCAAGCAGAAGCACGAGGGCTCCGGGTGCGCGCAGCTTTTGTGGGCGTATGAGAACCAGCAGGAAGTACCGTACGCATTGTGGTCTGCAGGTCTCAGTATTATCAAATTCTGCCAAGACGCGGAGGAGTGGGCGATTAAGTTCTCTGAGAACCACAGCGAGTTCGACGAGGGGCACACACTCAAGATAATGAACGGGTTCAACGCCCCACGCACTTGTGCTTGGTACCAGGAGAATAACCCCGGTTTATGTGCAGGGTGTCCTCACGCCAAGGCGTGTGCATCGTCTCCTACTCAGTCGCCGATTAAGTTTGGCGGAGACTTGGAGCGGGCACCAACAGTGGTGACATCACCGGTGGTTCTACCTGCAGTACCGGGTGCGCCACCACCTCCGGTAGTGACTGAACAGTTTATTATCCCGAGTTTGCCTTTCCCGTTCTACCGCGACCCACTCAAGGGTGGTGTGTGGAGAAGCAACAAGGCGGGTGATGGGAATACAGACGAGGACGGCAACGTCGAGCCGACAATGGTGGTAGAGTATGACTTCTATCTACACGACCGTATACGTGACGAACACGCAGACATGGCGCCGAAGTACTGGGCGCGGTTACACACCCCACACGACGGGGTGCTGGATTTCGAGTTGACGGCGACGGACATCGTCTCAACAGGACAGAAGCTGGTGGAGACACTGGCGACTAAACACATAATACTAACAGGCAAGCAGATTAACGAGATGAGTGCGTATTTGAAAGCAATGGCCGCAAAAATGCAACGGGAGCGGCCGATGAGCCAAGCACCTATGCAGCTCGGATGGACAGAGCAGGGTACCTTCGTGCTTGGCCGTTGTGAATACACCAAGGCTGGCGTTCGTGCAGCACCGGTTAGCAGTACGGTTATCGCCAAGACATTTGACAAGGCGTGTCACAGACGCACAGACGCTGAGGACAAGTTGGAAGATTGGCGCAAGATGCTACTTGGGCTTTATGGCGGAGACGACGCAGGCGTGTACCGGCTGGTACTTGCTGCCGGCTTCGGCTCTGTGCTTCGTAGTCGCTTCGCGCTGGAGAAGGGTGGTGTGCTTAATTTGTTCAGTGAGGATAGCGGTGTGGGTAAGACAACCCTAACCCGCGTAATTTCTGCAATATATGGCTCACCTGATTCCTTTGTTGTACAGGCTAAACACGGTACTACCAACGTGGCATTTTTCGAGACCATAAGCTACTTGAATAGTTTGCCGATGGTCAATGACGAGATTGGACAACTTACAGCTTGGGAGATGATGGAGTTCATCCACACTTGTACCAGCGGTAAGTCTAAGATCAGAGGGTCGGCGCAGATGAACGACGTACGACCTACATTGCCTGGTTGGCGGTCGTTTGTGTTCTCAAGCTCGAATGTGAGCATCTGGAACCGTATCGCCGAGGAGCGTGTAGAGAACGAAGCATTTATCATGCGCGTGGCAGAGATCCCAATTAAACGCATTGCGGCGTCGTCGAACAAAGTGGAAGGCGACAAACTGGTACGTATGCTTAACAACCTGCACGGGGTGTGCGCGCCGGTGTGGATTGACTACATCGTACGACATGAAGACCAATTGCGCGGTATGTGGGAAGCCACAGTGCAAAGACTGACTACCGACGCAGGGCTGCACGCACGTTACCGTTACTGGGCGGATATGTTGGCATCTGCGGCGCTTGGCGCCGAAGTGGCTTACGAGCTGGGATTATTCCCATTCGACCCGGCACGTGTGTACTCGGGCTGTGTAGCGTTGCTCAAGTACCTCAAGGCTAAGTCAAGTTACCTGGTGCTTACCGATGCAGACATACTGGCTGAGTTCTTCGGTACAAACTTAGACAAAGTGCTCGTCACAGGCAGCGCAGCATCTTCGTTCCCGGTGTTGCAGCCTCGCAAAACTGTCGGTATTCGCATCGAGCCAGACACCAAGTATATTTACATCACGGTGCAGGCGGTGGCAGACTTTGCCAAAGAGCGCGGGTTCGATAGAAGTCGGCTCGAGGGTGTGCTTGAGTACGCAGGTGGTGTTCGTACCAGTGTGGACTTACTTCGCGGTACGACAATGGCGTTGGCAGGGCAGCAGATGCGGGCATGGGCGATTGACACGACCAAGCCACAAGCCCAGTCAGTATTTAATTTAGAGAAGTATTTAGAAGAATTGCGGAGACGAGAAGATGCAGCAACGGAAGACATTGGCAACAATAAGTCGCCAGCTTAGAGATCTTGTATCGACGATGGGGAGTGCCCCTATCGTCTACTCTGCCCCGTATGACAACAAGGTGCCCTTCGACCTGGTGTCAGAAGCAATCCACGATATTACCGAGTCACACAATCGAGTGCTCGGGTACATCCGGGTGCGCAACCTGGGTGACGGGGTGATGAAATTAGGTGTGGTGGTGTACCCTGACGAGGCCACCCAGCGTAAGGATGAGATTAAAGGAGTCGATTATGACCGTGTGTGTTTTTGATTTTGAAAGTAGCCATATGCTGGCCGATGCCCCCGTGATGGAGGAGATGGTGTTTTGTGAGCCCGTTCGGAAGATCAAACAATTTGCCATAAAAGGGAAGATCTATACATTCGCAACTATGGGAGAGTCCACTCGTGCTAACTTTCTGGCAGATCTTATCAGAGAAGACGCGATCAAAACATTCTCTATAGAGGAACGTGTGGAACGGGAAAACATATTCAAGTCCGTCTTGGGGGACTCATTTGCGGCAGTTCTTTGCGTAGTACATGACCCTGACACCCTCCGGACAGAAGTGTATGAGTACTACGGTACAACACTTCCCGTGCGTGTTCTACCTGGGCCTGACAACCTGGCTATTATCGCGCAAGCAGGTGTGAAGTTAGCACTGCGATCCGCTATGGCAGCAGGTGCGTCGCTAGATAAGGCATACCAAGCAGTGAGTCAGTTCGACGCATCGTTGCGTATGACAGATGACCATTGGTATGCGGAACGTGTTTACGTTAAGGTGCGCGACCGTGCTTATCAAGAATGTTGACACAGCCCGTGAAGACCTCCCTAACGAGGCTTGTATCAAATTTGGGGGGATGCTCTGGAACATACCGATGGTCACCGCGCTAAACGAGCAGAGCGAGCGCGTAGTGCGTCAGAACTTAGGGCGGGGGATAACATTACTTGCGCAATTAAAGCGCCCTGTAGCTCCGCCTAAGCGCAAACGTGGTGCCTACACCACTAGGGTCATCGAAGAACACAATGGTATCGAATGGTCGTGGCCGTTCATCCAGTTCATTTTGTACTGGGACAACCCCAACGGGTACCACAATAGCAAACTACTTGCTAAGAGCGCGTACTACTACCAACTAAAGCGCGAAGGGGTGCAGCACTCACGCAAGGCATTCCTTGGGTGGGTGTACAACTGGCTAATTGAGCACACGTACACTGCAGATAATGCGTGGCGCGAGAACCGGCTAGCAACCAAACTGCTAGAGCTGCAGGACAAGTTCCGAGCGTTCGATCTAGGCAAATTAAAAAAAGCAGTGCATAAGGTTAATATTATGCCAATCGAGGTAGATGATAATGACCGTAAGTGGGAGCTCCGCCCAATATACACGAACTACCTCCACTTGTTACCGACGGAGCATATAAATGAGATGGTTAAATTTATGTTGAAAGATGAGGAGGGCGGATGGGTTCCCAAGTCGTAGGACAGAAGCTGGTAGGTAAGAATACAAAGCCCCGTCCGGAGTTTGATTTGTACACGACACCGGTGCCTGTAGTGGAACGCATGTTGCATGAGCTGTACCATCACGTGAAGGCAAACAATGTGTACGAAGTGCTGGATCCTTGTGCGGGTAATGGTGCCTTCCACAAGGCAATTAAGAATGTTTACCCGTACTGGAATGTCACAAATAAAGATATTGTGCAGCGCAAATACCCGGTGGTGGTAGAGGACTTCCTTACCGCGCCGGTAGACAAGTTGTATGACATCGTGGTGATGAACCCACCATATGTGGACGCTGTCGAGTTTGTTACGACCGCACTTAAACACGTGCGTGAGGGTGGTATTGTGGTTGCGTTTTTAAAACTGGACTTCCTTGGCAGCAAAAAGCGCCATGCGTTGTTTAAACAGAACCACCTGCGTCATGTTATTGTCAACGTCGAGCGCGTGACCTGTTTGTATAACGATGACCCGGCGCAGACGCATGGCGGGACAACGGAGACTGGTTGGTTCATCTTCTCGAAGTCACCGTCCGGCAACTTACCGACAATATCATGGAGTAGCAGAGATGGAAACAAACACAAAGGTCTGTACCAAGTGCGGTCAGACAAAGGTAGACTCTGAGGAAAACTTCCGCTTCCTCTCCGCACGCAACCGCACGCACACGATATGTAGAGAGTGTGAGCGCAATTATGCCCGCGCCTCATACCAGGCTATCGTCAAAGGGTCAGAGGAACATAGAGTCAGAGCGCGTCAGCAGATTGCGGACTTCATTGCCTTGTATGGCGAGGAGATCATAGATGAAGCAAAACGCCTATAACATAGTAGGGCTTGGAGTGACTTTGTCAGCTGGAAAATGGTATAAGGTGGTATGGTTCTATGAAGGGGAGCCGGCGCTGGAGGAAGTCTACTATTGCCCTGACGATGTTGCATCACCAAAGAAACATTTCAAAAGGTGGTTGGGGGAGATAGGACAGTTCCTTACTCTCCCGGCCGTTGACATACACGTTAAACCGTTGGAGATCACAAATGACCCTTTACGTCCTGACCCATACCAACAAAATAGTTGATATTGAGAACTTACGCCCCGGAGACATCACCCCGACCGGTATTGCCATTGCCCTTGAGAGTATGCGCCGATTCCAAGGGCGTGGGGTGTCTGTACTACGCCATACCTTCTGGGTGTACGAGCTTATCTGCAAGCAATACCCTAATAACCACAACCTGCAGCTTCTCGCCTTGCTCCACGACGCCCCGGAGGCGTTCATTGGTGACATCCCGGCCCCTATACTTGATGCTGTGGTTGATTTACAGAGACTCCACAACAAGGTCTCAAGTAAAATCTACAACCACTTCGGCGCACGCTTCGTCGATTTTGGTGAAGTGATGACTGCAGATAAAGTATCCCTTATGTATGAGTACAGTAGACTGGTCGTGGATCCTAAGGAGGCGGAGCCAGTGTGGGGCTTCGACGAAGTAGATCAAGACCACTTCGATGTGCTGCAGAATATGGCAGAGACCACCATAGCTACCGTAGATCGGTACATTGACGAGGTGAACAAACTAGTGAGGGCGTTGCCATGAGTAGACACCTTCGAAGACGCGCGTGGCACTCCCAGTGGATGCACGAGACTGCGTGGGCCGACAGCAAACGCACATTCCTGGTTGGTGTGTTAGACACACCGCCGGACGCACTAACTGAGGCCGAATTAGAGAAAGTGCGCGAGGCCGAAGCCAAGCTCGCTGAGTATGCTATGATAGTTAGCGACTTGGCTGTGATGATTAACCGCGACCAATAAGGAGCGCATTATGAAATGGGTAGATGTTATCTTAATACTCACAGTAGCTCTCGGGTCATCCTGTATTGTAGGACTTACTGCGCTACTCCATGAATATCGATACTCTACCCCGTACGAACGGTGGAGAGACATTGGCAACGTTGTGACTTGGCTCGTTTGCGCCTCGGTCTCGTTGTTCGCTGCCTTCATCTATATATTTTACTTTTTCTATGTAAGGAGATAGAAATGGAACAAGAACCCCTCGAAGAAATCACGGACTTGAAATATCTCACCCGCAATGTCCATCAGATGTTTGCTGAGGTGCTAAAGCGTGGAACAATGACTAAGTCTTGGCGTATGGATGTACGCCTACTCTCAGTAATGGCACTCGACCGTGTGGCAGAAGACCTTGTGGACACTGCCGAGAGCCGGTACCTCAAACTTAAATGGAGCGTGTCCGGCAGTATGTTCACGCCGTACAAAACAATCACTGCCAAGGTGTCCAGGGTTGACGAAGGCGCGGCCGATCAATGGGGGATACGAGAAGCCATAGACAAACACTTAGGAGACCGTATCACTGGCCACAACGTCACTGTACGAGATGATGGGGTCTTGTTGGAAGGGGTACTCCCTTTCAAGCACCACGAGGACCTCAAGAAATACCTACCCAAGCTGAGAGCTGACATGAGGGCAAAAGGTATTAACATCGACTTTGGTTATTATAATGAGCTTGGCGACACACCCGTTAAGTATAAATTAGACATCATAGTGAAACCCGCAGAACGAGTCGAATACAAGCAGTTAGTAAGCGACAAGCCGAAGGACTTGGTCGACATGATCGAGTGGGCGGAAAATGCAGACGCCTCCACCATGCGAGTCCTCGCCGAAGCCGCCGCCAGTAAATCGTATGCCGAGAACGGATGTCTGATACTAAGTACTGGTAAGAGAAACATACTTGTCGAAGTCGGCGAATGGGTGACTAAGATCGATGGTAAAGTAACCGGCGTAATAAGCGACGAGTTTAAGAAACATATATGCGGAGAGTAGTATGAAATTGTATATAAAAGCAGACCAAATACGAGATGGCATCCGTCGTATGATTGCAGAGGACACCGTCTATCTGCAGCATGCTTTACATGGGGATAATATGGCTGTTGTGCGGAAATTTAATTTAAAGAAGATGCCCGTCCACAACCCCCACGCTGTGACTGGGGAGACAAAACACAGAGCGCGCGGAAACGGAAGGACGAACCCACCAGAGTATCGAGACTGCGGCGTGTGCCTTTCTAAACGTAAGTTAGTGCGGGTGGTTAGGTCTGCTTGTAAAGGGACTGTCGGTAAAGTTCGCAAAAGCGGGAACAAGCTGGTAATCACAATCCGAGGTTCCAGTGTCCTGGGGGTTGCAGGGGGCAAACTTTATGGCCTCTACAAAGTGCGTGTGCCATTTGGGCGTGTTAGAGGAGACAGATTATGAAACTACACGCACCTACGACACAAGAAGAAGCAGAGAGCATGGTTACAAGAGGGCCGTCTATGGAGACTGGGTGGAAGATAGTAACAGATAGAAAACGTCACTCACCAGAGTACCTGGATGGAGCAGGAACCACCGCTCGGTATGGTGTTGCCTTGTCTTGCGTGCCGAAACACCCAGGGGCATATGCGTGGCGTGCCACTGTCGATAACTGCAAGGACGGCGCCCCGCCACTGCTGGCGCAACAATCTTTCAGCTACAACATAAGCGGCGACAAAGTCACAGCGTCATTGCTAGACAACAACGGCGGGGCACTTAAGGTATCGGATGGAGACTGGATCGTATACCATGACAGCAGTCATATAGTTGTGCTATCCGACATAACTTTTCATAAGTTATATGACATTACTCGATTTAGATAGATCAGGCAGCAAATGGAAGATAGAAAAATTGAACAACCTATCCCTGCAGGAGTTTTAAAGCAAATGGGGTTCCACTCGACCAGTGTCAAAGAAAGTCAAGACAAGTACGCAGATGAGCAATCGTGTATATTGAAAAACCCTATTGCGCGGGCCTGGCGCGCTACTGTTGGGAATTGCGAGAGGGGCGCTCCATTGGCCCTGGTGCACCAAGCCTTTCACTACAAAATACGAAATGGCAAGGTGATCGCCACGGTTAAAGTTGAGAACGGTGTCACACTCAGAGTGTGGGACGGTGACTGGATCGTGTACCACAACAGTGGCCACATCCTGGTACTAACGGACACAACCTTTCATCGCCTGTATGATATTACTTGGTTTAGATGATTACATCGAAGCGACGAAGGGACAACGATGGTGTAGAGCTTTCGTCCCTGTGTTGCTTCGGCAACATCCTGCCTGCGCCCCTTCGTGTTCTTCGCACGCTAGGGCCAGGTTCAACCTTTACAACATATATGATGACTACACAATGGAACATAAATACAGAAAGAAACCGTTGGTAATTGATGCTTGGCAATTTAACAAAGAGAACTACAAAAATGGCGTGCCTCCCCTATTCCGAGACAAGTCTATTTCGTATTGGTCACAATACGGTGGAGATGTAATCGGCGGTACAGTGAAGACATTAGAAGGCGAGATGGAGATCAGTGAAAATGACTGGATTATCCGTGGGGTAAATGGCGAGTTTTATCCGTGCAAGCCGGATATTTTTGAGAAGACCTATGAAAAGGCTTAGTAGAAACTTAGTAGAAACTTAGTAGAAACTTAGTAGAAACTTACTGGAAACGGATATGGCAAAGTTTACATATGGCTCAGTGTGCAGTGGGATCGAAGCAGCAAGTGTAGCATGGCACGATATTGGAGAGCCACAAGGGCTCTCTGAGATTGCAGTGATTACCTGATGACTGGACGAAGGTGCCATACAGAGGCAAGTCTGCAGATGACTGCCCGGACTCGCCTAGGTATAAAGCTATCGGTAATTCAATGGCGGTGCCAGTGATGAGGTGGATAGGCAAGCGACTAAGAGACAAAGTGACATAAAAACGAAGCCTGCAGTGCAAACCGCAGGCTTATTTATTAAAGTACTTGGTCAAAAACTGTTTAAGCAAACTCGGCAACACCTGCAGTATGACCTCGACTGAGAGAGAACCACAGGCACCTGCCACAATAGCAAGTAGAGACTGTAGTCCGAGGCTTAATGAAGACGCGTAGTGCGCAGCGACCGAGACGCCACATACCAAACCCACCAGCACATCAACTGAACGTACACAAATTGGCTTGTCCATGTCAAACTCCAGGCTAGCCTTAACCGATCCAAGTGCTGCACAAACGGCGATAACCAACTGCTGATGGTATGTCACCACCCAATCCAGTAATGCTTTAACTACCTCCATATATACCCTCACATCGGAACACGTACCACACCGCCCCGAAGATGTACAGGCATAGGATGAAATTAACTACCATCATCACGTCGATGGGAGGGTACCTGGCCACGTACGCGTTGGCTACCACCATAGTAAGCATGGTGCCAAATAGCAAGGAGAAGACTTTGATTGTCTGTCTCACCCGGCCTGTCGTGTAATGTTTTGTGATTGCGGATAAGAGGATGGCGAGGGAGACCCCGAAGACGAAGCCGCGACCGTTAAGAAGTGCGGTCGGAAGGCGGAGAATAGACAGCCACTCTGACCCCGGGCACATAACGAACCCCCACCATGCAGCCACAACGACATTGAGAGTCTGCGCGCTCCTCGTATCCTTGCCGTATAGTGCGCTGAGGACTTCACAGACTCTCATATTATGGCTTCACCTTTGTAATTGGCTTGTTATCCAGCGTAGTTGCGGTGGCAAGTTTGACGCCAGGGCCGGATACAATGCCATTAAACACCAAACGGTCGCCAATCGAGTAGATCGGCTCGTAGGTGACTTGAGGGCAGTCTGCCAGACCTAAGTCCGGCATTAGCTCAGTCAGCCCCGTTTTTGGCATTTTGCGTTCGACTGTGCAAGACATGTAATGCTCCTTAGTCGGTAACTTCGCGAGTTTCCTCTGCCTCATCTGTGGTCATAATGTGGCCAAACGCAACTTTGCCGCTTAGACGACCTGTAGCGTTCTTACCTTTCATGTCAACAGCGAAACTAATCGTGAAAGGCCCTGTTGCTTCTACAATCAGTGGGTACCGGATAGGATATGCCACGCCGAATTGTAATGAGCCAATGTTAGCAGGATCTGACGACTCTACTGTAGTTTCTGTGATATTAGAAAACTCCGAACGGTTTTCCATATTACCAACCACGAACTTACCGCCTTCGATTGAAAACCGGATCTTACAGTCGATTGGCAACACATTAACAGAGCCTGTTAAGTAGAACCCGATAGTGGCATTTTGGAAAGTCCCCTCTACAGGATAGCCAGACCCATACTCATACGCACCTTGCCAAGCCTGCACTGCCATGTCACGAGAGTATGCCGGAGTCAAGCAACGGATCTCACCATCCGGTGTCATCACGATGTTGCGCATACCGATGTCGAGCTCAACGCATGGCTCTTTAATAACTTTATTCGGCACAAAAATGCCGTCATCTTTTAATACTGCCAAATTCCCCTCCTCGGCGCTAACACGCTCAGAAACAAAGTGACTAACCGGCACACGAATCATATGATCTGTGGCACCTTCCTGGCTGATGGTAAACACCAGCTCTTTTGATTTGTTATCGTAAGTGACCGCACTTAAGAATCGGTCGGCTACGACGTTAGGGAGTAAGCCCGCCAACGACACGCGTTTCTCACCGGTGGTAGTCTCCAGTACAAGTTCCTGGCCTTCCAGTTTAAAATTGGTGATATTGAACGCCGGCGGAATCGCGTCACGAGGAATAACCGCCTTCAACTTACGATTTTCGATAATAATCGTTGCGTTGTCGATGTCCTGGTCAGTGACTAATCTTGCCATAAAAATTGCTCCTATTTATTCGGAATAAATGCTAAGTAATGGATGTATTCATCAGCACCATTGTACGAAGCGCTGAGGTCAAACCCTTCCTTTGTTGGTCGTTGTGGGATCCACATCGCACGCACACCTTCTCTCGAGAACGGGGAGAGCATAATAATCGGCTCCTCAGTGAACTGCGTGTCGAAGGTCACACGCCACGTAGCGGTGTTGCCAGCACCGGAGATGACCGGCAGTGATGACTTAAGTACGCGCTTGCACTCCCATTGCTTGAATGGGGATGGTAGCTGGGGTGTGTTCTTAAGCGCGGTGAGCTCGTTCTGCAGATCTTCGACCTTCTTTGCCAAGTCATCTTTAGGTGCAGTGAGTTTATCATCTTTAATTACAATAGTGACGTTGTCGATGTCAACGTCAGTAATGAGTTTTGGCACGTTGTCCTCCTATGTAATATGACCGAGGGGATGGTCGGGTGGGTTACACAGAGTGCGCCTTGAACAACTGCACGCCACCAAGGGACTCCATCGTGATGTCAGGTTTAGGCAACCCGGACAGCAAGTTGGTCAAGTCGATGTTGACATTGGTGCCGTTGCTTAGAGACAACGTGAGCTGGTTGCCAATGATTTGGCCACCGTTGACGAATACGTCAGCTAATGGCGTCGCTGCTTGTGGCACAACCTTCAACTTACCATCGGGGGTTAAGCTGATGGTACTACCGTCAACGAATGCTGCCAGCTTGTTATCGGTGGTAATTTGCAAACCGAGACCAATGTCCTGGTCAGTAATGAGTTTGGTCATTTGACAATTCCTCTTTTCTCTAGTAACTCGTCGAGCTTCTTGCTCGACCCTTTGTAATGGTTGCGCACTTGCTCCCACGCGGACGGATCGTCCTTCATAATGGACAGGACGATGGCGACGCTCTTATCTGCTTCCTCCAACGCGTTCATCATTCGCGTAATGGCTTGCGCTAACTTAACTGCGTCCATATTACAGACCCTCCTTATCGGTCAGAGCCATAAGGTGCTGCACCGCTTTGATGACAACTTGCTGACCTGCTTGGTCTAAGTCCGGTTGGTGCTTAGACGTGCAGATTGATGCAGTGTCGTTGCGGATGATGCGTACGTCATTTAACGTTGCGTCACTCACCTTGTCCGCGTTTTTGACAATAAGGTCGATACCTAGAGCCACACCTTCGCAAGACAGCGGTATTGCCCGCTGTCTCACTTTGCTGTAGTCCTTAGTATTGTCACACGCCGTTGCCACTGTTAGCGCCAGTGCAGCTAATATGACTTTTAAGAACTTCATGCTACCTCCTATTATTGGATGATGGTTTTAAGACCGCCGAGTGCCAGCCCTTCTATTCCGCCTTTAGGGCTCATCGGGTTACCTGGCACAGTCATCTCATGGCCGTTCACCCATGCGCGAACTGTTACCGGGCCACCACTGCTTGAGAGCGGGCCAATCTCGACACCATTGTGGTTTCCAGACTGCGCATACCAGGACTCGTTGCGTTTGTCTATATGCCCTGTCTTCTCAACAGTACCTGCACCGTTGCTCATGGCGATGCGGAGTGTCCACGGGCCAGCCACACCAAGTGAAGCTAAGTAGTACCCGTCAACATTTGGCCAGATGTAGTAGTTACCACCTTCCTCGCCTATCTTAGACGAGTTAATGCCCGATCCGCCGCCACCTGGTGGTGGTTGTGGTGTCGGCGGTGGGTTAGGGCGCGGTTGGTTCCGGCACTGATCTAACTGAGCTTGCAGCGAGCTTGAGCGTTGTTGGCATTGTTGCAATTGAGATTGTAAAGAACTCGAATTTTGTTGACATTGTTGCAGTCTGGTAGACAGATCCGAGTTCTCACGGTTTAATCTGTCGTTCTCAGACTTTAGCGCTTTCAGACGCTCCTCGATGCTCGTAATTGCATTTTGGTGATCTGTACAGCACTTGTCGTGGTCTTTGCGCAACTGGTCGAGTTTCGCTGTCCACAGGTCGACGTTATCAAGCAAGCGCCATTGTGACCATGCGTTAGGATCTTTCACAGAGCCATCTGCTGCCATACCCACAGAGTTAGAACGTCTCCACACACCCCAGTCCTCGTGTAAGAACTGGTCGATCTGACCAGGAGACGCCATCTGGTAGCCGTTGAAGCGGTAGTATCTTGGGTTGTCAGGCGCACCGTTTTGGCCAGTGAGGTCAGTCGCCTGCATTGCTGCGTTTTGCGTCAATGGTCGGTTTTCAATGTCTCTGTCCATATTGACAGGCACGCCGACAGTAAACTTGTTCGCGGACGCGTCGATAATACCGTGGAAGCACTTGAATCCTAATACGTTCAAGCCATCGCTAGGAGCGTTAAGAGACTTGTTCGTTACATCCACGCACTTGTCGTAGTTTTCAAGTTCCACTACGCGACGAAGAAGCGAAGCAATTTCTTGCGTGTGGTTCTCGATAACTTCGAGTGGGATGTTGAGGTTGGTCTCTTTCTTCCACGCTGTCCATTGGTTAGGATTGCGAGGTTTACAATCAGGGCCAACACCGCTGTCGTTAGAACGACGCCATGTAACGTTGCCGTGCACGAAGAACTGGTCGATTTGGTAGTCGTTCGCCAACTGGTAGCCGGAGAAGTCGAATTTTTGTTGACCCACTAAGTCAGCAAGTGACTTAACACTTGGTGTCTCATTGTCACGACTGTTCTCTGCATCTGCAGGCATACCGATAACATAAGACTTGATGGCGTCAACGTTGTTCACCATACCTAGGAAGGTAGAGAAGCCACAACGAGTAAGACCTGTGTCCAAGTTGTCCACATGCACCGGCTTGTCGGCTACTGCAGTTAATTCACCATTTACCACTGAGAATTGCTCAGGGTTGTACTTCAGGGTGATTGGGTTGTTGCGTGAGCCGTTGCCATGGATTGCACCACCGGTTGAGTTAGTATACACGCTTACACCGTAGCGACCTGCTTCATTGATGCCAAGCACGATGGTGCTGTCAAATTGCGCAGGGGTCACAGTGTTCTTCGGTAACTCCACAGATGAGCCGTTTGGGCGGATGAATGTCACGACCGTGTCGCCTTCAACCACTTGCTTCACACCAATTTCCGGTAATGGGATGTACTTCGCTTCGCCATTTACTTTGTAATCAATGCGGTTTTCTTTCACATTCAACTGCATTTCGTACACGTAAGGAAGCTCAATGGACTTGTCCTCGCCTTTCACACGGAAGTGTAATTCACCATCTTTGAACACCAAGTCAGTCACACCAGGTAATGTGAACTCCTTCACTTTGCCCTTCTCAGTGAACACCACCTTGCCGTCACGGATTTCTAAATCCACAACGCCCGGTAATGGGGTCTCAGTAACAGAACCATCGCCGTGGGTGACGACTAAAGAGTTGTTTTCAATTTCAACATCTTTAATAACGGTAATGTCACCGTCCTTGATGGCTTTATTTACCAACGCCACCAACGCCTCGCAACGTACCACTTTCGCACCTGTTGCCAGATGAGTACCGTCACAATCGGTCAGCGCGCCTTGTAATACGTGGTCTCGGACGGCTTTGTTGATAAGATTATCAACTACCATCTCGACCAGTTCGCGTGTTGAGCCACACTCTGATTTGCAACTAGCCATTGCTTACTCCTTTTTGTTTAATCGCGCGCGCAATCAGAGTGATCGCACTAACGACTGACACAGCTACAGCCTGGTACTCTGCAGGTACAACAGCAGATATAAGGCCCGTAAAATGGTCGATGACCGGAGCACTGGTTAGTAATCCCAACCCCCAGACTGACCAGGACTTTAACAAGTCCTTGAGTTTAAAAAATTGCATGTTATTTCTCCACGTGGTTTTTCAAGACTTCTGCAATAGCTTTGGATACTACCCAAAACTTATCGTACAAGGTTTTCATGCGCTTCTTGTTGGTAATGAACTCCAACTCCAGCACGATGCCTCCTGCTTGGACGTACCAAAGGCGACGATGTTGCCCGGAGGACTCTGACTTCCAGCCACCATCCCCGCGAAGGTCAGTGCCAGTCACCTCAGCGACAGCGCGGCAAAGAGCCTGCGATAGCTCCTTGTCCTTCTCTGAGGCAAGTGCCTCCACACCGAACGCTGACGGTTTAGATGCAGCATTAAGATGGATTTCCACCGCCACCTTACCCTTCCTAGCAAGTGCGATAGCATCTGCCAATGGGAGGTTGTTCTCGTTCATGCCATCGCCTTCGCACTCCACACCCCAAGAGCGTAGGTAGTAAAGGATGGCGTTGCGCACGCTGGCTGCGAATCTAGCTTCCTCGAAGCCGTTCGCGCACGCACCCGGGTCTGACCCGCCGTGTCCTGCTGTGACAACAATCATAATAGTGCTCCTACAATTAGACCTAGTACGCCTCCAACGGCAACACCACGCCAGAATGTACAGCACCAGCAGTACGTAGTGACGGTATTCTTGCCCTCATCAGGCTCCAGTTCGATTTGAGAACCACGGCAGAAGAACTCCGCCGTGTTACCGATTGGGTTATACCCACAAAATAGATCTTTAGCCTTCGTCCCAATGTCGATTCCGACGCGTTTATTTGAGGCCATTGGCTTGCTCCCTTATGTACTGCAATGCGTTCAAGTACAAGTTGCGTCGTTGTGCGGCAATCTCGTCCAGTTCGCTTTTGATTTGCAGAATTTCATCTACGGGAGGGTTGAGTTGAAATTCGAGTTGTTTTTTCTGAGTGTAGAGCTCACTTGCTGTCCGACCAGAGCTCGACCGTAGTTGTCGTGCCTGCGCCCCCAGTTTGTTGTACCAGTCCTGCAATTGCTTGACTTGGTGGCGGGTGGTGAGGTTAACGAGTTGGTCGTAACTTTCTCCGGCCCTAAGTTTGCGTTGCAATGCCTCAAACTCAGTTGCAAGATCTTGCTCATATGCCCTGTCATTGTACGACGGTTTCACAATACTTTCAACTAGATCAAAGGCTCCCGTCACGGGGTCTTTGCCCTCGAAGCGCATCCCGTTCGTCAATTTCTGAATTGTTTGGAACGCTTGACCACCAAAGTGTCCAACGAGAGCGTCAACGTTGCCCGGCGCCACGTCGATGCCTGTGTAGTCGTACAAGTTCTTGGTGAGCCATTGCGACACCAACGAGTCACTCATATTGCGACGTTCATGATCCATCGGGTTGGGGATGAAGTTCCCCTCCTGGTCATATGCTGCGTCCGGTACGATGTTTGCCCCAAAGTAGTTCTTATTAAACGCCATACTTGTCATAGGTTGGAACACGGTAGGCGACAGCGCATACAAGGTATTAAACAGCGCATCGTCCGAGTTGGCTAGCTGGAATGGTGCTATGCCTTCTTGTACGCCCTTGTACATATGCAACATCGCCTCGCTGACGTTCATCTGTTCCGTCAGCAAGTAGCCCATCGCCTGCCCGGCATGGAGGAATGGTCTCAACTCCTGCGAAATCTGCACGCAGTAATCACCAAAACACATCGAGCCACCACCACGACGCTCGTGTTTGAACATCGGCGTGCCGTCCTCGTCGCGCTCGTCGTCCTCAGCTCCCGCCATGGCGAAGCCCATAAGCATCAACGTACCTAGTGCCTTAAGCCCGTAGGTACCATGCTCAGGGTTGACCATATGGTATGTGGTCTTGATACCACCCATAATAGCGTTCCAAAACATAAAGAAACTGCGCATCTTGGAGCTTGCGCCCTTCTGCTCGAAGTTACCCGTGATGTTCTTGGAGATGTTGCGCGCAGTGTCCGCCGCCTCCGGGTTGGAGCGAAGGAAGTCCGCTAGCTCTTGCTCAGAAGTGAAGTCCGCATCACCATGGCGCAACTTGAGATACTCATACCACGCGGCGAAGCGTGCTGCGTTATCAGTGGCGTGTGTCATGTCCATGTACTTACGACCTGCCTCGATAATACGGCGCCGCGCCTTGCTCTTACCAAACGCCTGGCGGTCAAGATCTTGTGCAATCTTGTCCGTATCATACTGCGCCATTGGGTTGATACCAC